GTTAAAGTTAATAAATTTCTTTTAACTAAACTTCTTGCTACATTCAAAACATTATTATTAATTTCATGTTTTGAGTGATGATTCCTTAAACAAAAATAATACATTTCTTTTTGTCTAATACCTAGTTTTTTTGTATTCATAATTAACTATCCTTAGTAATTGCTTTAAATAAGTCTTTATAAAATTGACTTGGGGTAATAGTGAATGAATCACCATTATCTACAAATTCACCCTTGAAGTAGTCAGGGTTATTAACTCTTTCTTCTTCGATTAATCTTTCAAATTCAAGTGAGTTAAATTCAGTTTTGTTTTTGTTAATGTTTTTCATGATAAAAAAAAATTAATATTCACATTCAAGAATTTTTCTAAGCATTACTTCGTCATTCAAAGTAAATGCACGTTGTATTTTAATATCAATGCCAATTAAAGACGGGTTAACCCCGTACTCATTCATTATTGACTGATACACTAGCCCATTCATGGGTTGCTCATTGACGGGTTTTTGACTTTTAGATTTAGTCATAAGTTTATGTAAGTGTTCATAAGTTACTATATACGAAGTATACTTTTTTAGCAATAAAAAAAGAGACTTAATTAAAAGTCTCTTTCTATTTGTGAGTCAACTAACTTTTTTGTTTTAATCCAACATTCATCATAATCACCATAACCTTGGCTACTCTCATAATATTCAGAATTAAATTGTTCCCAAAAATAATCCCAATAATCATTCACTGATACTTTAATTTTAGGCATAATAATAACCCTTAATTTTTAACCAATAAAACCTATCTAATTGTTTTATAGATAGTTTTTTATCTTTCATTATTAAAGTGGTTAATTTTAACCACTCTAATTCTTCTTTTTTATTAAATCCCATATTAACTCCCGAAGTAGAAACAATTACAAAACCAATTAAGAGCATCTTGCTGATCTTCTGTAATGTCTAAATCAGTCCAAGGTGTTCCCCAGTCTTGATATTGTAGTTTTGGATTAACTGCATAATTTTCTTCAATTTCTCCAATAACTCTTAGAGCAGGCCCACCCCATGAAAGTAATATTTTAAATTCAATCGGTTCAGTTACCCCCTTTAAATGGTATAAATCAGAATACCAGCCGTTACGAAATTGAACAGATAAAGCACTATCTAAAATACTTTGTCTAATTTCTTCGAGCTTTTCTTCATCTTCGTTTGTTGTTACGTTTTGACTTTCTATATAAGAGCCAATTTCATAATTTTTAACCATTTCTTCCAAATTGGCTATTGCATTGTTTAATGCGTGGTTAGTTTTTGTTTTACTCATGAAAGTAAATAAAGTATACAGTAATTATTATATATAAGAATGATATAAAAACAAAGTATAAAAAAAGACATTCAATAATTTTTACATTCAATAAAAAAACATTCAAAATTACATTCAAAATTGCATTCAAAATTGCATTCACTTATTATCTATATTTTTATTAATTTTTTTTAGAAAAAAAAAAAAAAAAAAAAAAAAAAAAAAAAAAAAAATGAAAAAAATTTTTTAAAAAAAAAATTTGAAAAAAAAATAACCCTAATTTCTTAGGGTTAATTATTTTAATTATGAAATTTTATTTTCTGTTGTAGTATTCCGACTCATATAACGGCCTCAACTTTTCACGCCAAGTCTTATAGTTATGCTTGCAATTGAAATACTGATTAAGTGCTTTAACAGCTCCAGATCTCATAAAACTAGAATCTTTCCCAGTTCTTTCGCCTACATAAAGCATAGAGAAAATTTGAATTAGACAGTAGACAGGTATTTCAACCTGTCCATCTTCTGTGTTAAATGTTTGTACAGTAGCGAATGGATTCTTTATTAAATATCCATTATCTGTATTTTTTCCATTATGAAAAAGAATTTCTGTTTGTTTAGTCATTGTTTTAAATAAGAATTAAAAATAAAAATAAATAAGGAAAAATAATAAATTTCATTTCAAATGCTTCCTTAAAATTGTTCTAATCATTTGTGAAAGATTTTCTTCGCCCAAATGATTTAATGATTCTGTGACCAGCCTAGAGTATAAATCCTTAGGCATTGTCACTTTGACTGTTAAATTTTGTTTTGTGTCTTGAGTCATTTGATTAATAAATAATTTTTTTAAAATGTTTGTTAACTTGTTGCTCAGTTTTTAAAATCTGAAACATAGTTTTTAAATACTCTTCTTTGTGTTTATCACTCCCAAAGTATTTTTTATTACTGCAATAAATTTTAATTATTGAAAGATTTAAAAAGGTTTTATAGTCCATTACTTTTTAACCTCTTGATTAATGTTTTCTACAAAATACTTTGCTAATTCGTCTTGTTTTTCTTCTGACATCTTATCTATCTTAGAAACAATTATTTTAAATAATTCTTCTAAGTACTCAATGTCATGTGAATAAGAAAAGCTAAGAGCTTTTATATTCTCTAAAATTTGATCTTGAATAATTTTAGAGTCAAAATAAATCTGTAGTTCCTTAGAATTGTTTTTAATTTCTAAGTATGAATTGTAAGAATTAAATCTAAAGTTAACCTTTAGCTTTTCAGTCTTAAGAGTTTGTTTCTCTTCGACTGGGAATAAATTAATTGAGTTAGTCACTTTTGAGAAGTTGATAGTTTTTGTTTTTAGTTAGTTATGTATGACTAAAAATTAGTTTTGCTGATAGTCCAGAAGTAAGAACCAAAGAACCTGATGCAATAATTAAATTCAATCTAAAATACATAACTATTCCAATATACCATTCTTATATCACAAAGTCTACAAAGTTTACTAAAAGAAAATAAATTGAACCTAAAAAAACTTTTATGAACTTTTTTAAACCTGCCGGAACTATCATGGTCTCTAAGGCACTTCTGTGGACCTCCAAGGACTTTTAGAAACTTTTAGGAACTTTTATGCACTTTTATGGACTTCGAGGCACTGGGGAGAACTTGCAAAATTTTTTTTACCTATCAGGCCGCTAGGAACTTAAATATATATCGGTTAATTTTTTGGTTCTACTTTTATTGAAAGTTCTGGAGCTTGGATGTTAACTGTTTCTACAGATTCACCTATAACTTTGCCAAGAGAGTCTAGAATTTGTGCTGCTGTTTGAAGCTGACCTTTTTTTACTGCTTTATTGAAGAGTCTTACTCTCATAGCTTGTAAGCGTGGAAGTAGAGTTTCTCTATCTTTTTCCCAATCTTCATTATTCCAAACTTTAACTTTATCCCAATCTTGCCAGGCGGTAGTTTCGGATATGCCTTCTATATTTGCGTGTTCTATTACTAATTGGCGAGTAGTTTTACCTTCAAGTTGACGAGCATAAAGACGTTGAGATCTTTTTAGGACATCTGATACTGAAGATCTAGTTCTTTTTTTAGCTGGTTGTGCAAGAGGATTATTGATTATGTTATCTGGGAAGGTAGAAGAAGCCACGGACTTGATCTTGTTAAAGGTTGTTAATGGAATAATAACCTAAAAATGCTGAAATAGGCTATAAAGAGGGGGTATAAGATAAAAAAACTGTTATTTTGGGTGTATGACAGCTACAAAACAGCAAGAAATAAGTTTGAGATATGCTCAAGGGGAAGTATTTAATAGTGATAAACGATTTCGGGTGTTGGTTGCTGGTAGAAGATTTGGAAAGTCGTATCTTTCTTGTATTGAATTACTAAGAGGAGCTATTAATCGACCTGGGGAGGTGTATTTCTATTGTGCTCCTACATATCGGATGGCAAAGGATATTGCATGGAAGGAATTAAAGAGATTAACACCAAAAGTATGGATTCAAAGTAAGAATGAAACAGATTTAAGGTTGGAACTGATAAATGGATCGACTATTGAATTGAAGGGAACTGAAAATGCTATGGCATTAAGAGGTAGAAGTCTAGCTGGTGTTGTATTAGATGAAGCTGCATTTATGGATAGAGATGTATGGGCTGAAGTTATAAGACCTGCATTAGCCGACAAACAAGGTTGGGCTTTATTTATCAGTACACCTGATGGTACTGCGAGTTGGTTTTATGATATGTGGTGTTTTTGTGGAGAACAGGAGTGGGAGGATTGGAAAAGGTGGAGTTTTACTACGATTGAGGGGGGTAATGTGGCAGCAGAAGAAGTTGAGGCTGCTAGATCACAATTAGATGCGAGAACATTCAGACAGGAATTTGAGGCTAGTTTTGAAAATCTTACTGGTTTGGTCGCTGTTAGTTTTACTGATGACAATATTGACAAGGAAGTACAGGATTTACACATGATGCCTTTACTTTTGGGTTTAGATTTTAACGTGGACCCTATGGCAGGGATCTGTGCGTATAAACATGATAATTGTCTTTATGTGTTTGATGAAATTATGTTGACGGGTGGAGCGACAACCTGGGATTTTGCAGAGGAAGTTACAAGACGATATGGGGTAGATCGAAGAATTATTGCTTGTCCTGATCCTACTGGTAGTGCGAGAAAGACAAGTGGTGTTGGTGTTACAGACCATACAATATTAAGAAGGTCTGGTTTTACTGTTTTAAGTCCGAAAAGTCCGTGGAAAATAAGAGACAAGATTACTGCTGTTAATACTGCTCTATTGGATGCTAATGGAGATCGAAGAACTTTTATACATCCACGCTGTAAAGAGCTAATAAAATCGCTTAGAACTCTTACTTATGCACCAAATACTGGTTTGCCAAATAAAAATTTAGGAGTTGACCATGCGTTTGACGCATTTGGTTATCTTTGTCTACAGCAATTTAACCTTGCAAAACCAGAGACATTAGGTCAGACTTCGTTTAGAATATACTAAGATACCTAATTCTTATTATGCCTTATCACACTGGGATGAAAAAGAAAAAGAAAAAGAAGAAAGGAGGTAAAAAACGTGGCGAATGTTCCTGTAAATAAAACTCTTTACGCTAGAGTAAAAGCTGAAGCTAAAC